TCGGTAGCACCATCCCATCGATATACCCCACAAGGATGGGACGATTCTGAATTCTCCGTTCCAGAACGGGGAGAATCCCGGGGATGGTGAGGTGGTAGGTTCATCCATTCATCCCATTTCGAGGGCACGGATGAACCCGAGTGGGTCGTCCATCCACAACGGGTACGTTCCGCCTGTTCGACGGACCTGCGTTGGAATATGGAGATCTGCAGGAAAGGAATGAATCACATGAAAGCGACCGGAACGAAGGCACCGAAAGCGCGCGAACCACGTCGACCACGACCGGTGATGGGCCTGCAGAGCCATCGCATCGCGCTGGATCTGATGGTGGATGCAATGAAGGGTGCAGGCGCATCGGGTGATGAGGGAGCAAGCGCGATCTTGACCTCATACGTGAAGAGTCTGAGACGCAAGATGAAGAAATGGGAGAGGGTGCGGATCGAATACGAAGAGTGATCACTTCGGGCGGCGGCAGCGCAACATCTCACCCCGGGTTGCGGCCCGGGTGATGAGAAGACCGTCGAGGTGATCATATTCGTGTTGGATGCAGCGTGCCGGGATCCCCACGAAGCTGTGAACGAATGGACGATGATCTCGCAAGTCCCACGCGGTGACACAGATCTCATCGAATCGTTCAATGAGCGGGGAGATTCGCGGCACGCACCCACAACCCTCCGGAGCGAGCGTTCGATCGTCTCGGGTGACATGCAATCGTGGGTTGATGAAGACCCGCGGGACATTGGGGTCGACGCCGCACTTCACCGGATCGATCACAAAGAGCCGCAGCGACACCCCAACAGCAGGTCCAGAGATCCCATAGAGATCCCGAGTCTCACATAGATCAATCATGTCGACGATGAGCTGGCGGAGAACCTTCCCTTCGTCGGTCTCACCCTCCATGATCCATGAGTGAGGCACGTCTTCTGCTCTCCCGAAGAGATCGCTGTGTGGCCAGGTTCGGATCACCAGTGGATTTGCACGAGATGGGTCAACGACGAGAGGAGATGCGGGTATTCTGAAAAAGTCTGAGACGTTCATCCAACTAGATATCTTTTCCGCGCAAAAAGTGCGGAATATTCGGACTCTCGCAATAGATATTCGAATGAAGAAGAAATATCGAAAGAAATCTGTTTCACTCCGCGAATTGAAGACCCTCCTCTCTTCGCCCGACAATGATGGGTTCTATGTTGTCGAGTCTTTCTCACAAGTCGATGCGATCCTCAACAGGGTGGCAGCCTTCCTGGAGGAGCGAGAATGAATCCTATATTCCTATACGTGATCGGATTCATCGCAACGTTCACAATCCTTTCGCTCGTGTTGCGACACCGATCCCACACGAATGGATCACGGAGCACAGGACATGCCTCCCGCCCCCCTGTTCGTCGTCGCAAGACGACATGGAATGAGGAAGAGATCGACGCGATGCGAAAATTGAGAAGCGCGGGCATGTCATATCGACAAGTTGCGCGGGTATTTCGCACGTCCCATCCCACGATCATGCGCGTTTTGGAGAAGCATGAGCCTCGCACGAGGTGATATCGTGCTCACTGAGCACACGACAATCACGCTCTCGCCGACAACACAACCCGGCACAGCGCAACGTCATTCGCTGATGTCGAGCGGAGATGTTGGAATCGTTGTGGAGATCGCTGCATATCCGGACGAGCGGATGATGTCCTGGACGGGCCCGCTGATTCTCGTTCTCACGCCCCATGCGTTGGGATGGACATATGAGAGGAACCTTTTGAAGGGTCACAGAGAACGGTCAACCGACAGGAGGTAGGTTTCCCCATTCATCCCATTTCGAGGGCACGATGGGTCACTGGATGACACTGAGCAACGATCCTGCGCTGCCCGTTGCGATTGCAATGATGATGACGAGGAGCGTCTTCCAGTTTTCCTTCACAAACGCGCCGGTTCCAATGACAACCTTTTCGAGCAGGGTCGGCCGGAGCAGGATCTCCTTCAATTCGTTGATCCGCGCGTCATTCACGTCTTTCATGTCACGGATGTCAACCCGCAGCTCCGTGAGACGGTCTTCGATTCGCTCGTACTTCTCTTCGACTCTGACGAGTCGCTCTCTTTCTTCAATGTTCATGCCCACACCTCAAGTCGTCCTGTTCCCCGAGCTCGTTGTTGTCCCGCCCCCTGCGTCGGATACGGCGCCCGTTGCGCCGCCATAGAAGACGTCATTCCCCCAAACGCTGTTCTGCACGCAGCCTGGATTGATCCTGATTCCATACCTCGGGCGATTCACTGCAACGATCTCGATCGTCGACTGAGTCGTGCTGTTCTGCGTGTATCGCGCCGGTGGAGTCGTGAATGAGCCGCTCACTGTGAGGGTTCGCGTCGCTCCGTCATAGTCGACAACAGTGTGCCCGTACTGGCCTGAACCAGAGCCACTCACCACATTCACGATCATCCCATTGAAGATGTCATCGACGGCGGGTGAGAGCTCTGTTGGAAGTCTGATCGTCGTCGAGGTCGACCCACTGACCGGCCCACCATACACGCGGAACCCACAGATCTCGATCGTCGATGTCGCATCCGGGGCGCTGCTCAAGAGAGTCCCACCGTGGGATGTGCTCCACTTGACCTGTGCAACCCGTGTCGTTCCGTTGTAGCTCGTGATCGTGCCGCTGTTGCCCGACTGCGTTCCAGCAATGATTCGCAACGTCATTCCCTTGTACATGTCAGTGACCGCAGCAGACCCGCTGCTCAATTCGACCGCAGATGTTGACGATCCGGCAGCCATCGCAGTCCCGTGGAAGAATGAGGGAGACTGGAATGAAGAGTTGCCAACCACCGAGTTGAAGCTCGAGCTCGTTTCCAAGATCACGCCATCACCTGCGTTGTCGAGGATCTGACTGTTGGCGATCACGGTGTTTCCCACCACGCGATTTCCCCGGCTGTTCCCTGTGAGACGTATCCCTTCTTGTCTGTTCCCACCGGCGGTGCACGATTCGACTGTCGCGTTCGAACACCCAGACAGGTCAATCCCTCTGAGGTTGTTCGCAATCGCTGAGCAGCGGCTCACAGTGATCACGCTCGTTGTGCTGCCATGAGTGTTGCTCAACGAATTGAGAGAGAATCCAGATCCAGCATTCCACCGCGCAGTGCAGCTCACAAGACAGGTCTCTTCGCGGCCGCCAACAGCCGAGAAGCCCGATGAGTCGTTGCTCTCGGCGATGCAGCGATCGAACTTCACGTTGCCCGCTCCATAGAAGCCGTACGTCCCATTCTCATTCGCTCGACACGAGGTGATCTCTCCACCATCGACGGTCATCGCAATCCCAATGAGACCATTTCGTGAAGCTTCACATCCATCGAGCTTCACCCTCGCCGTCACGCCGTAGTAGGGCGATTGACCAAGAAATCCCGTCTCAATGTTGTCGTTGAACTTGCATCGAACGAACTCGATGTCGCTTCCAACACCCATCGCATTCATTTCAACATCGAAGCCTGCTTTTGGACGCTCAACGACACCGTTCTCGCTGAACTCACAATCGATGAACTTGACACCCTTCACTTGTCCGGTGATCGATCCGCCGTTTCGACCTGAGTGAGTCGACCGGACACCCTGGAATGTGAGGTCTTCGATGAACGAAGCATTCCCTCCAATGTAGATCCCATCATAGCGGGCACCCTTCACGGTGATGTCCGAGAACCTGATCTTCGAGCAGGTGTCTCCCTCATTCTGAACGTTGACGCCGATGCCGAATCCGACCATCGAGCTCTCCGCCGAGCTGCATGACACGAACAAGCCGTTGCCCTCGACAGTGATGTTCTCCTTGTCACCTGTCGTTGAATCAACAAGGAAGACGTAGCTATATCCCGTGATCGGGCCCGTCGATATCGTTGAACCGGGTTCAAAAACGAGTTTCGTGTTCGATTGGAGGAGGATCCGATCAGACCCTACACCTCCCACGGTGTATTGACCAACGGGAACGCGCACAGTTCCTCCACCCATCCCACTCGCAGCAATGAGTGCATTGGTGACCTTGCGGGCGAATGATGAACCCGTGAACCAGGTTGACATGAGTTCAGAGTCGTAGAGACGCTTCCATCGCCCCCAGCTCGTCGATCCATACACGAGGGCATTGTCAGCGGTCTCAGAAGAACCAGAGACCCAATAGAAGAGGCCCTCTCCTCCGTCGTCAATCGAGGATGACCCAATGACAGCGATGAGTTGGTTGTCGTACTCCCCACGCGAAGAAGTCAGCGAAGACGCATATCGAACGTCATAGAAGTGATCGACATTTCCTGGATAGTATGTCGTTCCGAGCGGGTCATATCCGAGGAGCAGACCTCTCGTGAGCTGCTCGTAGATGTATGGGGTGAGATCTGCTTCTGCACCCGCTGTCGAAAGAGCGGGATCTGTCGCTGTCGGAAATGGGACAGAGACGCCGGGAGCTGGGTAGTACCTTCCACGCGTGGTCATATCACCAGCTCCAATCCGGGGACACCCGACCCACGCTGAGATTTCCAACGACGTTGAGAGAACTACCTCCAACAGCGTCCGGCACCGTGCTCGGAAGGCGCAGGGTCCAGAGATGCGTCGTGCTCGGGGAACCGATCATCGGAACGAGCCCCTTCGCTCCCTTCACTGCGTCGAACCAACCGAACACATCCGCTGAGGATGGGACGCCGCGTCCACCCGCAGCTCCGAGGATCGTTCCACCATCGAAGCCATCGCCGACCCTGACGGTCTGGGATGGTTGTGTATATCCGGTGATCGCTGAAGAACCAACGGATGCTCGCTTCGTGTATAGGACAACGTTCGATCCGTCGTGGACTCCAACCGCGAGGAAGATCTTCCCAACGTCGCCCGCTGTGATCGTATATGAGGGGCTCGCGATCGTTGAACCCGCGCCCGAAACACAAGTGAATGACAACGCTGCGTGGACGCCCGTCGTTCGAAGGTTGTATCCAGCGCTGCCCGTTGTCGTCCGGACGATTGAGCGCGTTGAGGAACCGACACGTGATCCGATCACGAAGAGCCCTGCAACCCAGAACCCGCCCGCAACGCCCTGCTCGCCGGCAGGTGTTGTCACATATGACGTTCCATTGTTTGGGAAACCTGAGAGGCCAACGAGCCCCACAGGCCGCGTGTTCCTTCTTCCTCTCATGTCAGCTCAAGTCCTCAACGACAACGATCTCAAGCGAGGCACTCAGAGCAGTCGATGTCACATAGACGAACCCAACGACTGGAAGCGCTCCTGGAGCGATTGTGTCATATGATGAGCTGACCCATGACCGCGGTGCAGACGTTGGGATGATCGCTTCGTCACCAATCCCGTTGAAGAGGGTCACACCATTCGAATAGCTCCCAGATGGGAAGGCAGACGATCCACCGGTGGCCGATCCGGATAGGTTGAACACGAGGGTTGGTGCAGATCCCGTGAAGAAGCCAATCTGTGCGTCGCAGCCAATTGGAGTGATTCGTGCCCACTTGCCGAGCATCTTCCTTGGGATGAGCGACGCAGTTGACGTTGTTGAACCTGTGAGTCGATGGACGGTGTGCACGCCGCCCGGGTCTCCACCAATCACTGCCCACCGCTTTCTCGCGGCTTTCACTTCCCATGAACTCATCACATCACATCTCTTTCTGATTCACCAAGCAGGTGACCCGCTCAGACCCTCCATCGCAGACGGCAAGGGGGATACATGAGGTAGGTATCATCGCGTTGAACCTCAGAGATGTCCGCGGACTGTCGGTGCCCAACCCGATATGGCAGAGTGAAACAAGAAGGTGGAACGGGATACCTTCCTTTCATGGGGATGAAGAACTTTGTGAATGCGTTCTGTGTTTCGTTGGTGACTGTGATCGTCTTGAAGACACTCGTTGCGTGGATCGGTGTGGTCGCGGCGATCATCGTCCTCTTCATCTTTGCCATGTTCATGCCAGAGTGAACACCGACCTCACTCAATGCTTGAAGCGCGTATCCGAGGGCGACGTGGGACTCACATCAACATTTCGTCGAGTCTGCCTGGGTCTACCTGTTCCCTCAATATCCGAAGACATGGGGTCGGCGGGTGGGCCCTCAAAAAGGGGTTTGAGCCCTGCAATCCGACGATCCGGGATGCTGAATGTCCTGGATATCTTGCGAGCGATGTCACGCGGCACGCGCCCTTCACGGAGCCCGATCTCTGCTCGACGTTTGAGCCGGGCGAAGTGTTGGGGATATAGCTTCGTTGCGAGATCGGCTTCACGGCGGGTCGCTTCACCACGTGCGATCCGTTCGAACGCTCGACCCGGGTCTGTGATGACGCCGATCAGATCACTGTTTGACCTGCGATCATTCGCGACAGCAGCAGCAATCGCAGCACGTGACCTGATCGCACCCTCAACGAGCCTCGCAAATCGCGTTCCATGTCGTTCTGCGATCTCGTCGAACATGTCCTCATAGGCATCGTTCACCGGACCATCGCCCGCCACGAGTTGGGATGAGGTGTCGACCAATGCAACCCGGGTCTTCTCGTCAATCGCTCTTCCCATCACGGGTTCGCGCTCCCTCAAGGGATGGGAAGAGCGTGCAAGCGTCGTCTCAAGCGCTCGGATCCCTCGCTCGAAAGTCTTCCCACTCTCGGTTCCACCCTTCACAAGGAGATCACGGAGCCCTTCCGCTGCCGCTCGCTTCGCAGCGGGAACGTATGGCGCAGCTTTTGACAACCCATATGAGAGAGCCAGACTACCCACAACACCGCCTCCCAGACCAGAGAGGAGCGACGTGCCGGCCTCAGCGATAGCGTCGCCAATCACACTGCCACCTGCTGCACCCAAAAGCGTCGCTCTGAGTCCTGTCGCGTTGTTGCCAACGCTCCCTGCGACGGCGTCGGTTGACACCTTCTTGAAGAAATTCGCAGCGCGCCAGTCATTCTTCGTGGACCGCCATGAGGCGCTCCATGTTTCATCGCCGATCAACTCATCGGCCATCGACTCGAACTCTCTTTCGATGGACCACCTCAATTGCTTGAGTGATTCGTTCTTCACCTTCGATTCGGTGTTCCAATTGACCATTCCATCGATGTCACGCCGGAGCCTCTGTATCGAACCGAACGAGTCGTACTTCCCCGTCGGACCGGTCCCGGTGAACGATCGATCGAGCTCCCGAATGACCGGACGTAGACTTCGTTCGATCTCGTCCGCAAGGCGCTCTGTGCCGGGATTCGCCCGGAGATCTGCAATGTGTCCCCGAATCACGTCACCAATCCGACCAGAGTCCGGTCGGACGCCGCGTGTGTCGAGCACGCCCACAAGTCGATCGAGCTCATCGCTGTACGATTGTGCGAGCTCCTCAAACAACTCTGCACGTTCTGCTGGATTTGTGGGGATCTCAATGCCCTTCTCATTGATCCAACGACCCAAGAGGACGTCTGCATTCGGATCATTCCATTCCTTGACCGCCTTCCTCGCGGCCGGCTTGTTCGATCCACCGAGAGCTTCCTTGAATCGCAAGTGTGCAGCGACGTCATCAACTGCTTCGAACGCTGTCTTTCCCTTGAGGAGGCGCTCAATCGCCCTCTTTCCCAGGGATGCGACCTCACCACCAACACCAAATCCAGCGCCAAATCCAGCAGAGAGGAGCCCATCCTCACCGACACCAAGAATGATCTTCTCCACATCGAGCCCGTCGTCCCCCGTCAAGCCATCTGCAACCCTGGACACTGCGCTCCAACCGACTCCCTCGATCGTGTCGGCAAGGATCCGGGATCCGATCCGCGTTGCGACTGCCCGGCCTCCAACCTGTCCCGCTGCACGAGCTGCACCTGCTGCTCGAATTGCGTTTGCGATGGGCAGACCACCTGTCCCAACTGCGGTCGTGAGGATCCCACCGATCTCAGAAGTGGTTGAGACGACGGGTGAGAGTTCCTTTCGCTTCTCCATCGCTGCGATGTACTCATCACCCGCAAGGAGCTTCGCACCCAGACTATATCCATGTGCAGTCACACCCTGGAAGAACCCTTCAAGACCCGTTGCAACGACAGATCCCACATCATTGAACTCTTCATTCACCTCGTCATCCGTCGCTCGGGTCCACCCTTCACCCTCGCGGGTCTTCATGTTCGCTCGTTGAACTGCTTCAACGCGCCCATCGCCGGTCTTCATGAAGACGATTGGATGTTCACGATCCCAAGCATCGATCTCTTCACGTGTGGCGACCTTCCAACCCTCACCGATCGCTTCATCGATCTTCGCTTTCGGAACAATCCCGACGACCCCATCACGAACAACGTTCAACTCTTCACCCGACGCGTCCCATAGCTCAACCTCACGACGTGTGGCGGGTGTCCAACCATCCTGGCTTGCAAGTTGCAACGAGTTCGGATCATTCGAGACGTTCCCAATCCTACCACTCGGATCCCTCACCGGGATGATCCCACGACTCTCATTCGCTTTCACAAAGACGTCGTCTTGGATCGCTGAGATTTGTGGTTCGATCGCACCCGGAGCGAGCTCGGGTGAGGGAATCATTGTTCCGGAGTCGTCGGGATCCCTGATGAACGGTTCACTCATCGGATCCTCACAACGGAAGGACGCCCTCCAGTGACCGTTCCGGAATCATCAACGTCTCCACTTCGAGTCATCTCGTTCGAGGTGGATCTACCTACACCCTTCTGACTGCGGAATATTGTTCCTTTGACATCACCTGCCCGTATCGATCTGGCGAGTTGTTTCAACCCTTGAGCCGCGGCGGTTTCATCACGCGAGTAGACGCCCATCGATTCAATCTCTTCGAGAGCTTCATCTTCTTTCACCCCGGCGCCTGATCTCATTCTGACGTATGCCATCTTCAATGTGTCGATGTCTCTATTGAATTGAATCGTCTCATAGTCGACGAACGTATCAGGTGCCCAGGAATTGAGACCACGATTCGTTCCGTACCACGGTACATCGATCTCGTCTGATTTCCTCTCATTCCCATATTCGTCATATATGAGATTTTCTATTCGATCGAGAGGTCCATCACGTTCTGGCGTTGAAAGTGGTTTCAGGATCGCGTGATTCTTCATCTCGGCTTCGGTCATCTTTGGTCCCGCAGCAGCGTCAGCTTTCAACTTCTCGATCTCTGCTACGTCTCTTTGTTCCTTCAACAGACGCTCTCTGTCCTTCGCTTCACGGTCTTCAATTTCAAGAATTCGCTTCCTCATCGGTTCCGTGATCTTCCCTGATCGTCGCAACGCTTCACGTTGTTCGGGTGTGAGTGTGTCGAGGATCGCAAGCTGATTCTCCCTCTTCTGTGCAGCGATGAACGCCGCCCGACGTTCGACGGCCTTCTCCTGGAGGGCGATCTTTGTGGCTTCCCCGTTTCGTTTCGCGACTTCGCTATTCGTTCGTTCCATTGCAGCATCAATGAGTGAGATGTTCTCTTGTGTGTCGAGATCATTCATTTTCAACGCTGCGGCGAGCGCGTTCTGCTCTGCACTGAGGCTGTTGTCATAGACCCAGCCTGATGCCTGAATCTTCCTCGCCAGGCTCTCCCGCTTCCTTGTCCAACCTTCAGCCTGTCGAGCGCTCATATCGTCCAACATGCCCGCCAGAGCGATCCCGCGTCCCCCTTCGCTCAATCGACCCGTTCCAAGCGTGCCCGCGAGACCGAGGGCGATCGCTGCAACCTTGAGACCGGTTGAATCTGGTGGGTTGTCATCGAGGGTTCTGAGGGAACGCCAATCGCTTCGCATCGCATCCTGTGCTTCGCGCTGGAATGCTCTTTGTTCGGCCGCTTCCCTTCGAGCGAGGTCATTCGTCTCCCTCTTCCTCTTTGCGAGATCGAGGTGAAGGGCCGCGCGCTCCTCGGCACCCTGTGAATTCGTCTCAGCGAGTCGATCCACCCTTTCGAACTGCAGATTGAGAATGTCATCCCGCGTTCGGGCCGCTCGAATGGCATCAGAAAACTCTCCTTGTTCCGGTGGGGTCGATACCCCTTCGTCGACGGGTGGAGGATTCTGGACTGTTTCGGGGGCCGATGCGACGGCTTCCTCCGGTTCACCCCTTCTCTTTCGTATGAGAGCCAGGGCCTGGTTCATTTGTTCGATCGTCGCCATATGCGACATATCTATGTTCGCTGCCCGATCACAGGATGAGTGGACTGCGAACGCGCTCGGGCTCTCTGCGCGCTGCGTTCAAGATGCTCAAGGCAGCACCTGCGTATCCCAAGAAGGATCCACCCTTCCCACCCGATGCGGCCTTCGCTGCGCCATCTTTCGCGGGCGCGATCGATTTCATATCGTTCACGTTCTTCGCGCCCTTCGCGAAGCCCTCGTTCGTGAGGGCGCCGGTCCCCGGCTCCGCACCCCTTGCGTCCATCGGAGCGCCGGAGGAGGACGCAGCATCCGTCGTGGGGGAATGGGACGCAGCACCCGTCCCCGCGACCTTCGCCCCGATCGAGTCCTTCATGCCCTTTGCGAGGGTCGGCGATGACGCCGTGTTCGGGTCACGGGCGGCGTTCTGTGCCGTGGATGCTGCGCCGAACGTATAGATGTCGGCGATCGCAGTCGCGATGTGTCCCAAGTTGATCTTCCCACCGGAGAAGTTCCCATTCCCTGCACCGCGTTCCCGGAACCGACCGATGTCACCCAGGGTCTTCAAAGCCTGTGCCCGACCGAAAGCTGCTGTTGCGCCCTTGTTCGCATCGATCTGCATTTGAGCGCGCAGCGCTCGATCTTCGAGCCCGGCCGTTCTCTCTCCGGAGATCCGGAGGGCTTCATCCGTCGCTGCGTTCGACATCGCGATTTGTCCCGGGATGTCTTCCTCCGGGCGATAGAACTCATTCGGGGATTCGCTCGTCTGCGCTTCGCTGTGCAGCGGTCCACCGTTCCATGAAGGGCCCTCTGCCCCGGGAAGTTCTTCATACGATCCGTACCCGCGCTCTTCCCGAGGTGGGATGATGACCGGATCGGGCGACTCTTCGATGATCACCCTCGTGGGTTGCGCTCGTTCTCTCATTCAGTCCTCACTTCCAGACCAGTCCCGGCGGATCGAACGCACTACCAAACGCGCTCCTTCGCCCGGCTGCCGCCGCCAGCTCGCTCTCGCGAGCAGCAATGAGTTGTGCGGTCTCACGTTGTGCTTGGGCTCCGAGGTATGCCTGCTCCTGATTTGCAGCGATGGCAAGGTTTGCCTTTCCGGCTTCCATCTGCGCAGCAGACCCGGCATTGCGGGCGGCACCCGCTGTTCCCAACGCGCTCACTGCGGAGTTCGTCCCTTGCGCAGCAACCTGGGCGCCGACGTTCGCTCGGTTGATGTCTTGTGAACCGACGTTTGTCCGGATCCCTGCTGCAGAGGCATACATCCCGGCTTGCTGAGAGTTCAGATCATTCATTTCCTTTGCACGAATGATGTCCGATCGGAGTGCTGCGTCTGTATTCGCGTCGCTCGCTGCACCGATCGCATTCCGGATTGCGAGCTGCCCACCACCGGAAGACGCTGCGATCCCCATCGCACTTCGGGCATTCGCGCTGCGGGAGAGAGCCGCTTCACGCGCTGCAGTCGATGAGTACGATCCTGGAAGCCTGTCTGCCAGACCTTCCAATTTGCGAGCGTCCCTGAGGATCCCACCACGAGACCCTTCTGCGTCGCTCATCCCACCGAGATACCCAGCGTGTCCCTCGCTCGCTCTGCTCTGAGCTGCGTCACCGACGCCTATCGCCCGACCCGCAACGTCTTCCTGACCCGCTGCTGCACCGTGGCTCAGGTCGGAGAGGATCCCTTGTCGCGAGTTGATCTCCTTCCGCGCTTCATTGATTCGCTTCGCGTCGCGTTTGGCGTAGTGTGCTTCGTCCTCCTTGTTCCCACCGTAGTATTGAGTCTTCGGTGGGGGTACCCCACTCTTGTCCGCGCGGATCTTGGATGCAGCAGCGCGGGCGGCGGCGGCGACCAAACTTGCTGCCGCGCCTCCCACATTAAAGACACCCATTGCAGCCCCCGATATCACCAAATATTCCCATGTCTCTACATATCGAGGACGTGAACCGACCCAGGGGAGCCCCGGATCGTCCGAGGTGGATTCATCCATTCATCGGATTTCGAGGGCACGGTGTGTCACTCGGGTGACAAGATGACCGTTGCCCGGCGGGGATTGTGATCGTTCGACCCGAAGACCTTGAGGTGAAGCTCCGTTGGGATGAAGCCTCTTCCACCATCGGGACACGATCCGGATATGTTGAACCTGATCGAGTTCACCCGCTTCTGACCCGGCAGGCCGCGGAGCGTGAGGGTTGTCGGCGTCGATTCGACTGCGTTTGATATCGTCGACGCAGAGAATACGAGGGTGCTCGATGTGGAGCCGCCGTCCGTCCATTGGGTCACGTTCACGATCGATCCCGTATTGAGCAGGTGTCCAACGATCCACCACTCGCCGATCGTCGCTGCGCCAACGGGGCCCGATGGCGATATCCAACCGGTCAAGATTGACCACGGGTCTGCGCTCTCCGACGTCGTGTCATCGATCACCCACAGCTTGCGATCCGATGCAATGAGGAGGCCCTCGCCCAAGCTGCCGCTCCCGCCCTTCACAACCCCACAGACGAGGCGCTCACCCGATGAGAGTTCGGATGGAGACCACCTTGAGATGTGTCCGGTGTCGGTTCCAATGCAGAACGTCTCTTCACCAAATGAGAAGATTTCATCGGTTGATCCGACATGGGTGCACATCGAGCCGTCATCGCGACCGAGCAGACGATCGAGGTACGTCACCTTCGATCCATCCCATATTGCCGGGCCCGATATTGACGTGAAGAAGAGGCCCTGAGGTGTGACGACTGCAGTCCCCCTGGACAGCGGACTCACCCTCAACCGAGCGACAGACGTGGGCTCATTGTATAGGGCTCCACCTCCTGCATTGTCCGGGCCGGAACCCTGGACGACATAGATCCCGTTCTCCGCGAGAATGAGAGGGATGCCTGCCCAACTCCTCACAGCAATCGCGTCGCCGGCGTCTGAGCTGAGGAGGAGCTCAAGCGCTGCGTTCCACTCATATGCGATCCCATTCTCTTTCTTCTTCGTGTAGAGGATCCGATCACGTCGTTCTGCATCGATTCCCCATAGGCGATCCTCAACACCGGCGACATCCCACAACGCAGGCGGGCACTCGGCGGGCAACGCTCCACCGGCCGTGTAGATCATCGGGTTGCCAACGACGCCTGTGACAACGGTGTGGAATGCATACATTCCGTTCACGATCGCCGACACGGTTCCAGGGATGAGATATCCGACGCTCCCAGACCCGTCAGACGCGTAGAGCTGCAAGCTGTGGGGAAGACCTCCACCACGAAGGCCCTTCATTCCGTCGGCACAGGAGACGTAGAGCTTTGGTGCAGAGGAAGCGAGCTCGAGGGTGACAACGTTCGATGGAGCAGATCGCCTGAGTTGTCCAGCTCCATCAACGTACGTGTATAGAGCAGTGAATGAGAACGTTCCATTCAAGGCAGGGCCCGTTCCGCCGGTTGTCGATGCAGTGAGGTGTGGACGGTGAAGGAATCCTGCTTCCGCCACTTCGCGACCGTCCCAATACACGGGAAGAGCAGATCCGATGCACGTGGCGTGTCTTGATGGAGCAGTCCACGGGACTCGACCCGGAGATCCGGAGGATGCGAGAAGGACTTCGGTGTAGCGAAGGGAGTCGGCAACGACGGTCGTCCTGTCGCCGCGATACACGGGATACCCAATCCCAACCCTGTCGCCCTCGGTCGAGGTGATCGATAGCGGGAACACGGGTGCATCGAATGCGATGTAGGCACCGAGTCGAGCGAATGGACTCACGATGAATGATCCAGTCGAATCGTTGATCGTATTCGCTGTGTATAGCTCGATCGACTTGTCGGCCACATATGAGTCGTCGAGGAGGCTCGATGCAGAGCGATACATGCGGACGAGCGGAACGATTGGGAACGTCCACCCGGTGTCGCTCACCCTCCAATTCGCTGCAGCTCCCATCGGAACAGAGCCATCAATTGTGACGGTCCCAATGCTGCCCGTGAGATCGAATGACCAGACAGTCCGCGGGATCTCACCGGTCGGCATCGGGCCACGAGAAGACGCGATCCACACGGGAACGTTCCCTCCACCGGATGTTGAAGACCAACCAACGACAAGCGAGCCGGAATATGCCGTTGAATTCAGCCGCGTGCGGACTGGATCATATGCAGCGAGGCCCGAGTCCGCAGCGAGAACCGTTCCCTTCACTTCCCCTGAGCCGCTGATCCAACCAACTGCCAGAAGTCCGTTCAACGTGCTGATCGCATATGGCGTCTCGCGGGTTGGCGAGACCTGCAGCGAGAACGAAGTCGTCGCACTGACCGTCCCATTCACGTCAACGACGGACAACGTTGCGCTCGTCGAAGTGGATGTCGATCCATGAATGACGAATCCAATCCCGTCGTCGCCCTCCGATGTCACGCTGAATGGCCCGGGAACGAGCGGGGTGCAGAGCGTCGTCTCGACACCGATCGTCATGCCGCTTCCGGTGATCGATATGAGCCGCCAGACGATGCTGGGAACTGCACCCGAGGTGTACTTGTGGTACCAGAGAGCGACGCGGTTCCCGGAGTGTGGGGTGAGAGCGATCGGGTACGGAGACTCATCTGCAACCCCACCTGTTGTCGTGACGAGCTTGTTTGAAACGATCGGCTCGCCCCGGGCATCCCAAAGGGAGAGCTCGATTCCATCACGTCCCTGTCTCTTGACCGCGACGACACGATACCCACTCGTCTTGCAGACTGCACAGACCGGGATTGTTGTCGGCCCGGATGTCGATCCAAAGTCTGCGACGATCTGAGAGCGCACGACCTGTGCAGCGAACCAGGTGTTCCCTCTGGAAGATGTTGGGTACGTTGCAGTCGTGCTCCCAAGGTGGGCCGCGCGGCCGCCCCCGACCGACCATTGACCTACGTCCGGACGAACATCGAGAAGGGCATCGCCAACCGTGCAACCCGCGAAGAGGGCGGGGACGACCGAAGCCGTGCTCCATGTGAGGATCGATCCGGATATCGCTGGATCGTGGCTCAACATCTCAGAACGTGGCCCGTGTCTCAGGCCGGACACGTCTGTGTTCACTCCACGTGGAGCGTAGAAAGGGTCAACGCGTTCGTCCATGGGCCCGTCGAGCGGGATCGTCATCCAATCATTTGACATCGTATACCTCTTTCAAAATATCCAGAACGCTGCAGACATCGCTGTTGCGGCGTCCTGTCGGAAGAGGACATCCCGGGTTGGATCGAGTGATAGAGATCTCATTGTGATCGAGTCGATCCCGACAACGTGCGTTGACCCTGCGCTCGCTCGGAGAAGGACCGCACCCGTCCACTCGCGACCGAGACCGTGCCGAACGACGCGATCGGTCGAAGACCCATCGAACTCGACTTCGACGAGCTTCCCGGTGAAGAGCTTCGACAACGTCCCGAGGTCAGCACCCCGGAAGAGCGAGACGATCGCTTCATTGCGTGTCAGTTGTTCGAGGAAGTCTGCAGTCCCATCCCTGAGAGCGCCCGACCTGCGATATCCCTTCAATCCGCCGGTCATTTCCAGAGGTCTCGCACGGCTTCGGGTTCCCAGTCATCTCTCTGCGAAGCGAGCCGGCTGATCTGCTCCCACTTCTCATCACGCTCTGAAGCGAACATTCTTGCACTGACGAGATCCTTCTCACGGGTGCAGATCTTCCGACAGACGTCCAGGACGATCCACTCACGCCAGCCTGGATACAAGAGAATCGAGTTCGAGAGGTCTGATTCGAGTCCGAGGTCAGAGTCGTATGAGACGATCACAATGACCGTCGAAGATGGAGGTGGGTAGAAGTTGATCCGCCCTTTCGTCAGTCTGTACACCGGTCCACTCTGTGACCAAGCTGAGGTTTCGATCCCACCGATGTATGTCTCATCAATTGATGCACGGTGAAGCGGTGTTGGCTTCTCGGATGACGACTTGAGCCATGCAACCTTCCGGAGGCGAAGGAAGTTGTCCGTCAGGTCGGTTGTCACGTCAACATATCCCTTCGTCCCGTTCAGTGCGACGACGTCATGGGTGAGAAAGAAGTCGTCACCAAAGTCCGATGATCGGATCAACGTCCCAAGCTCGCGGCTCGATTGGACGATCATTGAATTGACGTCTGTCAGCTTCACATCTGTGTTTGAGGTGAAGCCGGAACCGTACCCGAGACGGGTGATAACGTCGGAACGTATGTCGACACCTGGTGTGGAGATGCTCATATGTCAGGTACGTATCCACCGGAAGCAGAGAGAGCACCGGACGACCCACGCGGGTTCAACGGTGCCCTCGAAATCCGATGAATGGATGAATCCACCACGGTTCCTCGGGGCCGTCTCAGGCGTCTTCGTGGCAGCACTCGATGAAATGTTCGAGCGCTTCAACGAGCGATTCTGCATCATCGTCGCGGATCGCCGCGAGGATCGCTTTTGCGTGTGTCAGCTTCTCGCCGGACACGTCAGCGTCCCCCTCGTCGTCGTCTTCATCATCTTCATCGTCATCTCGCTTGGGTGACCCGAAGATGAGCATCGCACCCTTTTTCATCGCCATCCCCTGAATGTGATGTCGACCGATGACCATGAGTGATCGCCAACGAGCGATGCACCCTTTGATCCCGTTGTGAATGCCCCCCAACGGCTGCCCGTTGCATGGGATGAAGCGACATACGATCCAGTCTGATCGGGTCTTGATAGACCCACGAGTTGTGGAAAGACGACACAACCTGAGACGAATGTCTCAACGTAGTTGACTTCATATGTTCCATCAGCCAAGCGACGAACAGATGAGATGTTGTCACCTGACCACTCTTCAGATGGAATCGTTCCCTCGGAAGAAGTTGGGATGAGGCGACAATAGAAGTTGAACGCCTGAGGCCCATAGTTGATCGGTGTTGAACGCGTGTTCTTTGTCCTGCGTGCCATGATTCTTCTACTCCCTCAAACCCTTCAAGATCCGACCGGCAAGATGATCTTGCACAGACCGTTTGGCGCGCGAGCGACGAAGTTGTGGTATGCCTTCGCTCGGATGTCGAACGCATCTGCGTTCTCTGCGCGGGTGAATGACAAGCCGTCTGCTTTGTCGATGTTCGGAACGTTGCCACAGGTCATCCAGACGAATGATCCCTTGGCGACGCCGCGTGCTTCACCTCGAGGACAATCACCATCAGGGATCACTGTTGCACCCGCAACAGAGAAGCCCTCAATGACGAGATCGTACTTCTCGTTCGATCCGACCTGACGACTCACGAGGTTTCCTGCCTTCGCTCTGGAGAGTCGATCGACGTCGATTGGATTCATGAAGATCACGTCGATGTCACGGTCAGACTGTGCCTGGTGATATGCAAGTGCAGTTCCCAAGCAAGTGTCGATCTGATCGCCTGCTGTCTGAGCGTTGTAGCGAGTACCTGCATATTGGACGACGGCAGTTGTTTGGTCGACGCCGTTCATCGAGCTTGATGGAGTTGTTGGGTTGTATGCGTCTAGACCCTGAGGCACGCCTGAAGAGCTGCTCACGTCTGCAGCGTTGAAGAGATAGTCAGTCGCGGCGAGCGAAGTGATTGTGCCTGTGTAGGTGACCACACCCTCGTCTGAGACTTTTGTCACGACCCCTGTGCCCGAGCGGAGTGACGTTCCATCAGCGTTTGGACCCGCTTTGAATGCGAGACCGACAGCGAAGTGGCGTGCCATTGAACGGTCAGCAAGAGTGATCGGGGATGAAGTGCCGGAGCTGTTCTGTGCAATGAGACCCGTGCCGTTGCGGTACGCTTGCTTGTTTGCGTTGCTGCCGAGCGATTCGAGAATCGATGTGTACTCGTTCTTCAAACCATCAAGGAAGTATGACTCGTCGCCGCCATTCTGGAAGTTTGCAATGTCCTGCCCGGAGAGACGCCCGAAGCCGTACGCAAAACGTTGGGAGACCGTATACTTGGTATATACCGTCCCACCAGCACCTGACCCTGAGAGGGCCATCTCGAAGTCTGCGCCGAATCGTTGGTTGTTTGCACCGACGATCGCAACGTCCATTGTGGTGGATGTGAACTTTGAGTTGTGTTCGATGTATTGAAGGAGCTTGCGCTTGCGGACGACGATCTGCTCCGCCATCTTGAGCGGGTAGATCTTCTTCATCAGGTTTGTGACGATTGTTGTGGATGAGTTTGAAACTGTCATGGGATCGTTCTTCTATGAGTGTGTGAGGTGATCAGGAATCCAAGATCTTCGCTCGTGTCTTGGGTGATGACTCGCTCGTCTGACTCAAAAATATTGTCGACCCACAATCAGAATCCTGCGTCGGAAGCTCGCAACTTTCGCGCGTATTCGAGCAACTTTTGTTCATGGCGCTCGTTGTCGATCACTGTGTTGTCGAGTCGCGAGCGATTCTCTGACCGATCATTTGACGTGATTGTCTTCTTCGGAATGGATGTCGATCGTGTGGTTGGAGAGAGGATCTTCATCACCCGCTCGCGGCGGGCCGGATCTGACAAGAGCGATCGGAGGGCACGTTCGTCGTCGAAGAATGGAGCGGCATCCTGAAGAATGTCTTCATTCATCTCCGCGAATATCTCGCGGAGATCCGGTGCTTCGCCCGTCTTCTCATAGTGAGCCTTCCCTCTGCGGAGTGCTTCCTTCTTTGCCCACCGCTCGCCGACAGCACCCAAGACGGGGAACTCTTCAGCGTGGGCGGATAGACGCTCGCCGATCACTTCGAGGTTCCTCTGCTCAATCTTCTCACTCTGCAATTGTTCTTCGCGCTCGCGGATTGCAGCGAGTTGTTCCTTCATCTCCCGGATATCACGTTCCTTCTCCTGTTCAGGCGTGAGAGGAGCACCAGGAATCTTGTTGTCGAGGATGTCTTTGATGAGCGCCTCTGCACCCTCAACCCCACCGATCGCTGCCCACTTGTCGCCCTTCACGGTGGCAAGCTCCGCCTTGGCACGATCGAGCTCTGCACGGAGTGCCGCTGCTTCCTTCATTGCTCGACGAGCTGCCCGTTCGTTGTGGGCCTTCTTTGATTCTTCGATCGGTGTCGGAGCCGGAGGTGTTGGGGAATCCTCATCCCCATGTCCATTCTCTTCTCCAACGTCGGCGTCGATGTTGTCTGTGCCCGTGTCGTCGCTCTCCCTCAACATCGCAACGAATGATGAGATTTCGGCGGCCGCTGTGGAAGAGGGTGAGACGTCTGATGACGATGATGGTGTTCCGGTTGTCGCGGTTTCTGGATTGTTGTCACTCATGATGGGGATATCTAGGCTGCAACCGTCGGTTCAACCCCAGAAATTCCGCCGTCGACGGGTGATTCCATCGGTGGAGGTGCAGATGCCTCGATCTCGTCGTTGATCTTCTCCAGGAAGATTTCGAGTGAATCGAGCACCTCTCTTGGGGCGCCGTCCATCTCTGCAAAAAGTCTCTCGGTTCGAAACACTTGTGCTGCGACGGAGAGGTTCTGATATGGAACCGGATCGACATCGAGATCGCCATCAATCACGCGTTCGACCTGCATTGATGCGTAGTCAAAGTCGACAAGCGCTCGACGAATGAACTCACCCGTGTCCGGGAAGTCGAGCTGGGCGACTGCTTCGGTCATCGATATTGCACCCATTGAGAGCCACTTCTCGATCATCTCAGTCCGACCGGTTGGCGTGGATGGGAGAGCAGATATGGGTTGACACGTGATGCGAACGTCGTCGTCGATGTTGAGCCTGATGTCTGCCCAGCGGAGACGTGAGTACGTGCCGCGGCCACGACGAGTCGATCCCGAGAGCGTGTGTTCTGGATTCTGCTCGGCTGCGGCGTCATTGAGCCGGATGAGCAATCGAGCGATGTCGATCCCAAAGTCTTCAAACAATCGTGCGTTGATCACGTGGCGCTGGGATTGGAGGTCATCCAACGTTTGGATCGCGATTCCCGATGTCACGCCCGGTGCACGTGTTCCCTGCATCCCTCCGGGTGAGAGACCGAGCTGCATCATGACCTGATTCGTGATCCGATCGACTTCGTTCTGGAGGTCTGGTGGTGTTGCTGTGACCGTGTTCCATACGGGCGGCGTGCCGCGGTATCTCAGGAGTTGAAGTGGCAGGTTCGTGATCTGTTGTGGCTTGACGTTCGAGTTCTCGTTGATGAGGATGTATGCGTTTGAGCCGAGGCGTTGCAGCGCTTGGACGCGCTTGATGTGCTCGTTGATCGTGTGTTGGGCCATGGCGACCTCTTCACAGATCGACACGCCGTGGAATCCAACTTGTGATTCCTTCCACCTGTAGAAAGCGAATGGGAACTCATCCCAATCTCCCTCTTCATCGGAGAGGACGTTCCCATTGAGCAGCGTGATTGTGTGGCGGCTCGGTGATCCGATGTGCCATGCTTCAATGACGACGACTTGATCTGCGCCACCGTCATACGTGAGAAAGAACTCAGTCCTGTCATCCTGTGATGGACCCGGTGCGGCGGCGATATCATCTTCGTGCTTCGGGAACTTGTCGATGAGCGACTCGCGGTCGATCAGGTGATATCTGTACAACCTCTTTGGTGTCCCGCCCCCGTTTGCACACTCGTTCTCATCAACGAAGAGTTCCATCGGGAGAACGCGTTCGAGCGCAGGATTCCCGTCTTCGTCGAGGAACCCATACACGATGCCGATGTCTGCAGATGCAGCATCATAGAAGCAGCGACGCATGAGCTTGTGAACCCTGAGGTCGTGAAATTGTCCCTCAAGAGCGTGTGAGAGCTTCTTTGCTCTCAAATATGTCGAGTAGTCGGCGTCGTTCGTCTGGATTCTGGGTTGTGGCTTCAAACTGCCGACTCTTGACGCTGCTGTGTCGATGCATGCTGCAGCGAGATTGAATCGAACGCGCTTTGCGTCCATTCCGAATCCAGAGAGCGAATAGAAACCCAGGGGCCCGCCGAGTGGATCTCCATTCTTGTTGATCCCACCATACATGCCCATGTGAACGAGGCGCATACCCCGAGCAGTTGAAGCATCGCGTCGGATCGCTTCCACGCGCTTGACGATGCTCCCTCCGACATCTCCTTCGTCGGCTCTCCACCACGCACCGTGCCGGCGCCTCTCTGTCTTCTTCATCCCCCTACGTATGTGCGTTCATCAAGGCATGACTGCTTGGGCATACAGTCTGATGCCGGGTGGAAGGTCATCGAGTGGGTCAGGTCCACCCACGAAATGATCGGATCCCACAACCCCATTTTCCCCTTCGGCTCTCATTTGAGGTTCTTGAAAGCCGTCGAGAGGGCTCGGGCTCGTGCTCTCAGGTTCCGCGTGGAAACGATCATCGAACACAACGTGGATCGCGCCGACTCTCACTCTGAGAGCGCCCATGAGTCGCAGCTCCCTGATCACTGCCATTTCATTTTCAAAATTGTTCTTCATTGTCTTCATCAAACCAATCCCATTCGCCTGGATTTTCCGACATCCGATTGTATCGGGCAGCGATCTCGTTTGCCCGACGTTGCATCTCACGTGGATCGTCCTTCGATCTGCTCTTCGTCTCCCTCGGGCCGGGCTCTGTGTGAACTGACCACCCATACCGGAGAGCGTCGCAGAGGTGATCAGGTCCCGTTGTCGCCCGGCGATGGGCATCCTTCCATGAGAACTCGTTCAGCTCATCGATGAGGAGTTGACACCTGCCGGACGCGACGATGAGCTTCCCAATCCTGAAGTGATCATTCATCGAGTCATATTGAGCGCGCTTGAATTGTGGAGAGCTCGACTTCTTGGCGTGTTCGACGACGATTCCGAGCGCTGATGCGTTCTTCTCGTTCCACAATCCAATCGCCGACGAGCCACCACCACCATAGTCGGCAACAATCCGAGCGGGTGAGTAGTGCTCCCAGAGCTCGCGAGTCACTGAGACCCATCCAGCATCGCTCTCACGGTGGCGGGTCTCAGCATGGACGACGTATGCTCTCTCTTCACCCGGTCTCTGAGCAATGACGATCCATGCCGAAGGGTCAGGATCGAAGCCATAGTCGATTCCGATCGTGCAGATGAGCTCCCGTGCAACCCATTCCGGATCGTCGATGTACCAATCTCGTGGAAGCTCAGAGATCTGGACTCTTGGATGGACGAGACCCGCAACGTCCTGTGCCCACTCTCCGAAGTATTCTCGCTGGATGTATGGGTCTTCCTGTGTGAGACCCTTCTCCCTCATCACTTCATCAATCGTCCCACGTGGGTCTGGGTAGTGAGGGTTGTCGAGCATTGTCCAATGGAATCCCTTCCAGACCGGACGCTTGCCGGTTGACAGCTCCCACCAAGTCCCGCTGAGGACTTCGCCGGGGGTGCCGAGAAGGATGATCGTCCCGCGGCCTGAGGTGCACATGAGGCGGGGGCGGATCACGTTGCTGATGATGTTCTCAAGGACGTCGTCGTATGATTGGACTTCGTCGAGGACTGCAAGCCTGATGTTGAACCCTCGGAGCTTGTCTGCATTTCCCTCGTCTTTGAGGCCGATGACATGGAAGTTCGCCCCCGCCGGGGTTGAGATCGAATTGGCAAGAACCGTCCATCCCAAGACTTCTTCGAGGCGGTGATCCGCGATCAGGCGAATCAGGTCAGGCCATATGAGATCCCGGGCTTTCTCTTGGGTGATCGCGCCGTAGATGACTTCATCCTTGAAGCCCGCGTTAAGGAGTTCGAGCACGATCGCATGAGCAGCGGCGACTGACTTGCCAGCTCCACGAGAGCACCTGGCGAGCTTGAGATGGCTGCGATGCGTGATGAGGGAACGTTGTTGTTCGAACAACCCTTTGAGGATCGAACCCCGAACGCGTTCAATGTAGAGGAGTCGTTCGAGATCGCGTTGACTGAGATCGTTCAGACCGGACATCAGGCACTGACAATGACGAACTCAGCTTCTCCTGCGATCTTCATTGCCTCCAGTTCGTCCGTCACGATCCCACGTTCGTGAAGTGCTCTGCCCCATGCAGTGTGCATGTGAGCGAGAGCGAGCTCTCGAGTCCTGCCCTTGACGATGATCTGTGGGACGCCATGAGGAAGCTCGTCAATCGTCTCGAGCCGGATCCCGTCAGATTCGAGGAAGAGAACGACATAAAAGCGATCGTTCAGGTTCTTCCAGCCCGTTCCATCGACTTCCCGCTTTCGTCGAGCGAGTTGGAGGTCTTCATACATCTTCCGTCGAGCGTGGCGGGCGAGTTCCGCAGTCGTCATCGAATCGAGGGGATCGTGCACCTTGATGATCTCGACCTCGCTCATCGGGAAGTCCCCTTCCCTGTGAGGATCCAAGTGAAGTGCGACACGACAGACAGACCCGTCACGCGGCTCGTGATTCGAATGTGCGAAGAGTCAACGAGCTCGAGGTCATAGTCATCACACGTCACTTCGCACTTCCCACCCTTCACAGTGTGGACACCTGTGAATGACCAGTCTTTCACGTCCGGGTTGGGAACAGCGGTTGGGAGGCGTGCAGCGAGGATTGTGTCTACACGATCATTCTTTTCTTTCGAGGATTTGTTCGTCATATGTCGACTTAAGTAGGTCTCCGCAGTCGACAATTCACACAATTTGTGCCCTTTCAACCTTCCCAAGGCACGTATCGCATCCCCCAACGTTGCAGGAGATCTTCGTTCTTTGATCGATGCGTGTAGATCAGGTCTCTCACACCGGTGGGAAGGGAAGCGTTGACGAGCTGCGAAAAGACTTTCTCATTTCGGTGTTCGCGCTTTGTCAGGCCCCAGTGAAGCGTCCATGTTGAACCCTGAGATGCTTCTGTTGCGATCCAACCCATGATCCAATCATCATCGGGAATCCCACACATCACGTGGACCGAACACGTCGGCCGGTTCAACAGGACTTCCATCCGACGATGTAGAATTGTCGGCCCTGCCCACTTTGGGACGCCTGTCATCGATCTCGCTGCAGACCGGATGAACGATGAATAGAGGAATGGATGATCATCGACTGTCGCGAGTCGGATCTCTCGATCACTCATTTCCCGGCTCGCTCTCCCCTGAGATGAGTGCATCATTTGATTCGATGGTCTTCTTCAATTCGAGAAGGAGTTCTGAGCGTGATAGAGTTGCGACTCTCAGGGGCCCGCCATCCTCACCTGTCAGCTCGACTTTCTGCTTCTGAGCGAATGTCTCTGGATTGAGTCGTTCGAGGAGCCAACGAGCGTCTGAGGAATTTCCGTTCTCGATCGACTTCATGACGGTGTCCATTGCCTTGCCCGTCACCTCCGATATTGCTTCACTCACTGTGACCTGGAATATCTTCTCCAAACGGGACGCTTCGGATGGGTCTTTCTCAAGCCATTCCGTGATGAGACGCTTTGGAATGCCAACTTGGCGCGCGATTGATGTGATTGAGCAACCTCGCTTGATCATCCCTGCGACGGTCAGACTGATCGCTTGCGTTGGTTCGTGTGTTCTGACGATCTTCGCTTTGGCACGCATATCAGACCTCCCCAAGGAACCGAAGAGCGCCGGCGAGTGAGACCGAGTGCGTTGTAAAGTGACGATCGAGGGCATCGCTCTTCTCGACGAGGACGATCTCATTGAATGATTCGAGGTCGGGGTGAGGGGTCACCCAATGCGTCGATTCACCCGTTGACGGGATCCTGTGATGTGAAGCAATGAGCACCCAGGTTGCCCGCGTTCCATCGTTCGCGTTGTCGAGGATCCCATATAGGGATCGACTCTCTGCATCGAGAAGCTCGCTCAATCGAGGATGGCGTGGTTGTCTCGACGCGTGGACTTCCTTGAGACGCGCGGCCGACAACTTTTCGCATTCAATGCGTCTCAGATTTGTTGCTGCCCGTCGGGTGGATGTTGTTGTTTTTTTCGTATCGGTCATGGCGATACGTATTCAAATTTCCCGGAAAATCTGATGTTTTTGCCGTGAAATGAAGAACGCTGATTGTCACTGCAGGAGCGGAGCAAGAGACAATCAGCGTTCATTTTGGAGAAACACACCTGTGAGGAAAATGTCAGAAAACCCCACGATCATAGATATTCGGACGCTCACAACTTTTTCAGAAAAAAGTGCCGTCCCGGCCGTTTTTTGTCCGATGTTTTCGCGTGGGACTCCCTATCTATTTTGGGAGATTCACAATGTACAAGGAACGCGAAGCTGGGACGGTTCTCAAGACATACGCAAAGTTCTACACACCATCCACGAAGAGCAACGATGGTGAGTGCACTGTATATGGCTTGTATGGCGAAGAGGACGGCGTAAAGACCCTCTTCTATGTCGGGCAAGCTCACGGGCGAGCGTATGATCGGGTTGCTCTGCACCTCGGTGAGAGGGTTCCATATCACAGCGAGCTTCCCAGTCCCACGAGGGTCAGAGATCGGGTTGAGTCGATCAGGAAGCGCGGGGGATGTGTCCGTGCAGTGACGATCACGAAGTGCCGTGCCGCAGACGTCGATCGAGAAGAGATGCGGGCGATTGGATGGGGGCAGGCGCTCGATGGGTTGATCAACCATCACTGTGGTGGGCGACAGGTTCCGAATGAAGAGTGGGCAGATGCTCGTGGATTGCTTCCCTGTGGAGATCACGAGTTGACCCTTTCACGCCTATACCTTGATCGACGAGAACAGGTGACGTTCATCTACGAAGCCGGGGCGTACGTCTTCTACAACAAGATCCCGCTGCTCGCGCCGGGATCGAAGTGGCATGCGACGAACGTGCAGAGGATCATCGAGAATATGAGCTTGATCGTCGGTCGGCCTGTGACGTACGAAGAAGCGATCGCGATCGCGCGCGATGGGAAGGTGAGGCCGAGCCCTTGCACTGTGCGTGTCACGGATTTTGCGGCGAACTATGCGGGTCAGAGCTACAAGCGCTACGACGTCATAGCGTTCCACACACACAGTACGTATCGGAATGACACCACCCGTGACGCACTGCGATCCTGAAAACGTCTTCCACAACGTCCACGACTTCACGCAAAAGCGCATCGAAAAGCTGCTCGCGCAGAAGGGTGGCGACAACTTGCGCCGCATTCTCGCTCTCTACAACACGGGTGCCGTGGCCGTGTGGTGGGACCGGGGACGCTTGCGTTGGGCACCATTGGGGGCTCCCTCGAGCCCATCGGTGACATCGAAATAGGAAGAACGGGGAAACCTACCTCGGACTGCCCGGGAGTTTCCTGCGGCGCCCGTGAAAAGTGGCCGGCACGTCCCGCGATATTCGGCGCGTGGGGGAAATCAATCCCTCACGCAACAAGGAACGCGAATATGAAGAAGAAGAAGAACAAGAATGATCGCAAAAAATTGTTGAAGATGGTCATGTTTTTCAGGGAATGGTGGGCGGGAGTGCAGGTGGCAGAGATTGGGTTCAACAAGGAGCTGTACTTCGACATGGAGTTCATGACGTGGATGTGTCTCAAAAAGGAGGGTTCCAAAGTTCGGGAACTCACCTTTGATTTCGTGCATGGTCCACTTGTTGGGCCGCTGGATCCGGGTCACTTTGCAACTGCATACCTCGCTTGCAAGGCTGGTATTGATCTTGAAGAGTTGTTGGCCGAAACCGGACAAGCATTCAATGTCAGACCAGCACACATCATGATCACGCACAAGCCTGAGAACACGAGTGCACCCACGGAGCAACCCTCGGGTTCCTCAGAGCCCTTGAACTGAGTTGAGTGAGGAAATCCACCTCTGTCGGTCCGGGAGTTTTCCTGGGCCGTCAGAGAGGCTTTGATCGTCGGACTTCTGAGATCCACGTGCCATACAACAACGCGTGATCGATATCGGGTGGTGTGACGACGTTGGACGCAGACGGGTGGGTGAGGAACTCATCGCGTAGGTTGACAAGGAGCGTCCCAAGCACGTTGTTGCCGAGGAGAGTTCCGTCATCTTGTCGCACAGCACCCCAGAAGCGATCCTTGTGAGATTCTTCCACGATGGGCATGGCACTCGTTGACTTGAGAACGTTTCCGAATTTGACCGTGTGTTGGCAGAGCTTCACCCGCAAGCACCAACCCATGACGATCTCCCTCACACCATCTTCCCAGTCGGGACGTGAGAGGTGTTTGTGTGCTTTCGACTTCATCTTTGCAGACATCGGCGACTTTTGATCGATGATGATCTTTTGCACGTCTGGAAGATGAGGGAAGCGCAGCGCTGCATATAGTGCCTCCGTCGTTGGGATGAGGATCCCATTCACCCGAATGGGAAAGTCGGCCATGTTTGACAGAGCGCCAAACCGATCTGTGACCCGATGAAAGACTGCGCACGTGGATGGCTTGTATGAGTTCATTTTTCGCTCAACATCATCATCACGCGGAATCGGGATTCCCATCAACGCGTTCTGAGTGATCGTCCCTCCGTTGATCGTGGTGGAGGGAGACCGGCACGTTCTCGGGCCCGATTTCGTCGTAGGGTGCGCTCGCTCCTGCCCTCACCCCAACACACCACGTTGTTCACGACTGTTCGATGCAACGCTTCGAGGTGTCCGTCGGGATCGATGACGAGCGCTTCTCCAAGTTGTTGTCGGGCGTGATCGACGGTTGACCACACTGCACACCGTCTGCGGTGGAGTCCACCAACGAGACAGACCACCTCTGGCGAGTTCGCGACGAGCCAGCGTTTGTCTGCGATTTTGCCAAGCGACGGGCGGGTGATGAACGACAAGTCGGGAATCTCGCTCGAGATCGTGAGAATGATCGTGTCGTCCGGTGGACGCGTGTGAACGAGGTGTGTGAACTCGTGTTCGATCAGACCTGCGATGAGCGTCGCGAGCTGTGAATCGGTTGGGTTGTCGACTGAGCAGAAACCAATTGGGTGCATCCCGTGATTGTCGACTCAAAGT